CATTGAAGCCGCGACTGATGTGCAATATCTAAAAATGGCGGTAGACAGCCACCTAAAGCAGGTGGCTGTCTTTTCTATGCTGTCATAGCTCAGTCGGTAGACCAGCCGCCCTTTAACATTAAGCTTACCAAATTCAACTTAGTGAATAAAAATTGTTGGATCGCCGCTTCTTGATCTAATATTTGCAATCCAATAAAAGTTTACCCACAGGGTTAATTTCTGATTGACTATATTGGGCGTATATGCTATAATTCAATTAACCCAACAGGTAAACTCACGTCAGAGGTGATGGATTGGAAATCGACTTTAAAAACAAGGGCATTGAAAGAGTGTGTACCAATGCCAATGCTGCTGAAAAAAAGTACGGAAGTGAAATGTCGGAGAAAATTCATCTGCGTATCGACCAGATAACCGCCGCCACGACCATCGAAGAATTGGTCCAATTCCATATTGGCCGATGCCATCATCTGGCCGGCGACCGTAAAAATCAATATGCGATGGATTTAGTTCATCCGCAACGCCTTGTTTTTGAAAAACATGGCGAAGAAATTCAGATTGCGTATATTACAGAAATAGTTGACTATCATTGAACATAATATAATTGCAATCAAATGGAGGTAGTACGATGGTGAAGAGCCGCAACATTATTGCAACACCACCGGGGGCGACTATTAAAGAGCAGCTTATTGATAGAGGAATGAGCCAGAAAGAATTTTCTGCGCGTATGGGTATGTCAGAAAAGCACATTAGTCGCCTCATCAATGGAGAGGTGCAGCTGACCCCTGATGTCGCTGTCCGCTTGGAAATGGTACTCGGTGTACCCGCACAGTTTTGGAGTAAACTTGAGTCTATCTATCGTGAAAAACTAGTGCGTGCGAGCGCGGAAAATGAGATGGACGCAGATATTGAATTGTCAAAAAAACTTCCATATAAAGAAATGGAGCAGAACGGATGGGTACCAATAACACAGCGTCCACAAGAGAGGGTAATTAATCTTCGTAAGTATTTTGAAGTCGTTCAGCTTGGGCTTCTCACTGATGAGCTTATTCCGGGTATCGCGTGTAGACGATTAGCGGCAACAGAAAAATCCGACTTTGCTCTTATTGCATGGGCGCAAAAAGCTCGATTAGCAGCAAGAGAAATCGAAACATGCCCGATTGACTTGAATGGGTTAACGGGGGCTCTCCCTAAAATACGGAAAATGACAAGAATGAATCCGGAAGATTTTTGCCCTCAATTATGTAAGATATTAACTGACTGCGGCATTGCACTCGTTTTTCTGCCACATATTGGAGGTTCTTTCTTGCATGGGGCGACTTTTTATTCTGGTAATAAAATTGTTGTAGGTCTCACGGTTCGGGGAAAAGATGCAGATAAGTTCTGGTTTAGCCTTTTCCATGAATTGGGCCACATTCTCTTAGGGCATTTAGGAAAATCAGACGGCACAACGGATGAAGATGAGTTGGCTGCAGATACTTTTGCAAAAGATACTCTCATTCCGTTGAATCAGTTTAATAAGTTCGTAGCTTTAAACGATTTTTCTCGCGAGTCAATGATGCATTTTGCACGGCACATTGAAATTGATGTTGGTATTGTAGTAGGCCGTTTACAAAAAGAAAACTATATTCAATACAAATGGTATAATGATCTTAAGACAAGATATATTATAACAGTGTAGACTTGGAGTAAATTATTTCTTCTGAGCATCCGTCCCCAAATGGACGGATGCTTTTCTATGCAGCAACGCCGGGCGATTAGGCTGGTTCAACTCCAGATTGCTGCTACATAAAAGCGTGAACGCCGAAAGGTAAGTAACGCGAAAGCGCTACAAGCTGGGTAGCTCCCATCCGTAAAGCCGGACCGTGGCGTCAGGATAGCACGCATTTGGTTGCCTTCGGGCGGGTATTGAACATCGCAGAGCGTAAGCAGGCAGGGGTGGGAGCCGGGGCGATGATATGTAAGGTGGTGAGCACATTGTGGCAAAAGGTAAGTATCAGCGGTGGTTGGAGCCGGATGGGCTCCTGCTGCTGGAAGCGTGGGCCCGCGATGGCCTGACAGATGAACAGATCGCGCACAACTGCGGATGCAATGCGGCCACGCTGTACGACTGGAAGAAAAAATACCCCAAGATTTCCGAGGCCCTAAAAAAAGGAAAGGAAATTGTTGACATACAGGTAGAAAACGCCTTAATGAAGCGGGCGCTTGGCTATAAATACGACGAGGTGACGCGGGAAAAGGTAAAGGATCCGGTCACCGGCTTTTCTTGCTTGACCGTCACCAAAAAGGTGACCAAGGAAGTTCTGCCGGATGTGACCGCGCAGATTATCTGGCTGAAAAACCGGAAACCTGATAAATGGCGTGATAAGGTGGACACATCCTCTGCCGCTGCGCTATCCAGTGAGGACGATCCAATTACCAAGAGCCTGAAGGAGACTGCGAATGCTGTCGAAGAAACAAAGTGAACTGCTCAGATGGCCATATACGGGCCACACAGCCCTGATCTGTGACGGGGCGGTACGTTCCGGCAAAACTTCAATTATGTCCCTGTCGTTCATTCTGTGGGCGATGGGGAATTTTAATAACTGCAACTTCGGATTGAGCGGCAAGACGGTCGGAAGCGCAGAACGCAATATCATTCAGCCCCTTCTCGGCATTACCTATCTGCGCAAGCATTTTAACATGTCCTATTCCAGGTCGACGCATCAGCTACTGGTGTCACGAGGAAACAGGACAAACCGCTTTTATGTATTCGGCGGCCGTGACGAATCCAGCTATATGCTGATACAGGGTGTTACACTGGCGGGCATATTTCTGGATGAAGTTGCACTGATGCCGCGGTCGTTCGTGGAGCAAGCCATGGCGCGGTGTTCCGTCGCCGGAAGAAAGATATGGTTTAGCTGCAACCCGGAGGGACCGGAACACTGGTTCTACAAAGAGTGGGTGCTGAAAGCGGACGAAAAGGACGCGACACACCTGCACTTCACCATGGACGACAACCCGGCGCTGGCTCCTGAAATCATTGCCGGGTACAAGATGCTATACACCGGCGTTTTCTACAGGCGGTACATCCTTGGCGAGTGGTGTGTGGCAGAAGGCCTTGTGTATGAACTTGACAAGGAAAAGCATGTGACAGACCAGCTGCCGGATGATGGCCAATATTACATTTCCTGCGACTACGGGACATTGAACCCGTTTTCGGCCGGTCTATGGTGCGTGGCAAACAACAAGGCTGTTCGTATACGCGAATATTACCATTCCGGGCGTGACACTGGCCATCAGATGACGGACGAGGAGTATTACGCGGAGCTGGTGCACCTTGCTGACGGACTCCCCATTGAGCACGTGGTGGTTGACCCATCGGCTGCAAGCTTCATAGAGACCATAAGGCGGCACGGACAATTCTCGGTGCGTAATGCCAACAACGATGTGCTGGACGGAATCAGGCTTGTATCTATGCTGCTGCGGTCAGGCAGGATCCAGATTCACAGCAGCTGCGTGGACGCCATCAGAGAGTTTGGCCTTTACAGCTGGGATGATAGGCCGGATAAGACCCAGGCGGATAAGCCATTGAAGGTCAACGATCACGCAATGGACGATATCCGGTATTTCTGCATGACGGTGATGAGAAGGAAACTTCGGAGCATTCCAGAGTTGAGAGGTGTTGTTGACAATGAGTAAATTCAAACAATGGCTGTATCAGCGCTTTCTCCCCGCTTATTGCCGGGATGACCTGATGGAGGCCAACACCCGCCTGTTGGCGGCCAATGCGGCGCAGAAGCAGGAAATAGACCGGCTGCGGTCATATATCGCAGGGCTTGAAACAGCCATGCGCCGGCAGCCCCGCATCACCATTTACGGAACGGAGGTGAAGAAGGAATGAGCGTGTTTTCCGCGCTGTTTGACAGCAAAATGAAGAGTTTTGAGCAGGCGTTCGGCGTGAAGGATATCACATCCTCGACTATGCGTGATGCAATTCTGGACTGGTACGACCTGTATTACACCGCGGATGCGACAGACACGGAAGACCCGTGTCAGCGCCTTCCGGTGGCAGTGGTGTCCAAGTTGACCAAGACGGTATTTTCCGAGTACAAGGCACAGGCGGCCAGCGCCGGACAGAAGTCTGAGTGGAACAGCCGTGTGTTGGTGGGGCTGGAGCGCAGGCGTAAGCAGGCCATGCAGCAGGCGCTCATCGGCGGCGAGTGCTTCTTGAAGCCGCTGCTGGGCGCCTCTGGAGTAAATTTCTCTGTGATCCAGCGCCGCGGCTATCGAGTGCTAGGCCGCAATGAGCAGGATGCCATTACGGACATCGGCACCCAGGAGAGTACCGAGCAAGGCGGCTGCTTCTACACGCTGCTGGAGCGCCGCACCATCGACGAAAACGGGTATCTGACCATCACTAGCCGCCTGTTTAAATCATCTGATAAAGCAAGCATCGGCGTCGAAGTACCGCTGGACACGCTGCCGCAGTATGCCGCTCTGGTACCGGTCAATACGCTCCCTATTCCGCTCTATTCACTCGGCCTGATTCCTGCCAAGTGCCCTGCAGAGAATACGGTGGACGGGAGTGAGGATGGTGTAAGCGTGTATGCACCGGCGGCCGGGCTGATCCATCTCATCAACACCAACGAAAAACAGATCAACGGAGAGTTCGAACGTGGGGAGAGCCGGATCATTGTATCATCTGATCTGCTGACGACCAAGGATGAGAATGGACGCCGCAAAATCAAGGACAATGTTTTTGCGGGCATTGATGACGACCAGGAGAACATAGGCGTCACAATTTTCTCTCCCGCGTTCCGCGAACAGTCCTTCCTCGCAAGAAAGGCTGAATATCTGCGCAATGTGGAAACCTTGATCGGGCTGAAACGCGGCATCCTGTCAGAGGTGGAGGCGGCAGAGCGCACGGCGACGGAGATCACCAGCAGCGCCGGCGACTACAACCTGACGATCATCGATTTTCAGGAGATGTGGGAGGGTGCCGTTCGAGAAGCTGTGCGGGTGTGCGATCTGCTTGGCCAGATGTACGGTTTATGCGACAGCTCGGCGGTTGACCCCGACAAGGATATATCCATCAGCTGGGGCAACGGTATTCTGTATGACGAGGACAAGGTGTGGTCGCAGTACCAGTCCATGGTGGCAGCGGGTCTGCTCAAGCCTGAGATCGCCGTTGGATGGTACTTCGATATGCCGACGGAAACCGATGCTGACCTGGTGAAGATCCGCGAGAAGTACATGCCGGAGCTGGAGCAGATGACCTCTGACGGCGGTGGTGATGAATAATGCTGACGCCCGAACAGATCACTGCCCTGCGTGATGCTGCCGGTCAGATCTGCGATCCTGTCACCAATTACCTGCTGCGTGATATTGCAGAACGTATTGCCGCTGCTGGACAGCTCACCAGCACCGCGGCCTATGAGGTGTGGCGGGCACAGCAGCTTGGCAAGAGCCAGCGAGAGATCAAGAAGCAGCTTCGGAAGCTGTTGAAAGTATCGCACCGGGATCTGCGTGGGCTTCTGACGCAGGCGGCCGAGGTCGGATATAACTTCGACATCAAGCATCTTCCGCAGGTTCAGGCGGTGCCTTTTGCGCAGAACAGCACGGTACAGCAGATTGTATTGGCTGCGGTGCAGCTGGCCCAGGACGATTTCGCCAACATCACACAGACGCTGGGCATGATCGACCCGCGCGGCAATGCGCTTCCGCTGCAAGATGCTTATCGCTCCTGC